TCGTCGAGCACTGCGGAGGCGGAGCCGCCGATGTCGGTCAGGGGCACGACGGTACCAAGAACAACGTTCTGGGCACCGTGTTGACCAGCGGAAGCCGTGCTGTCACGACTAATAACCTCACCCAAGGTGCCAACAATCAAGGGGCCAATGGTAGTGACGTTGGCGGCGGTGGCGGTTAGAGTCGCGGTGTCGGTGATGTTGCCAGTACGTGCGGTAGCACCCGCAGTTTCATTGATCACGCCGCCGTAAGCAGCCTCGGAGTCTTTACGGAACGCTACCAGTAACTCGCGGTTGTCATCCCCGCCAGCCAGAGCAACGCCGTTGATCGTCACGTCACCAAGGAATCGGTCCAGAATGACGTCATCCTTTTTGCGGTTGAAAGCAGCGGCGACGTTCTGAATGTACATTCCGTCCGGCTGGATCGCACGCATAAGAGCACGCTCGTCACGTGGGTCAAACATCTCAGCAAACTCCCAGAACTCCGGGGTCAACTGACGACGCTCGTTCCCTGTGGTCTCGTACTTGAGGTCGTTCGACTCAGCGCCGTACTGCTGGTTGCGATCACGCTGCACCAGATTCTCCACAGCCTTGTAGGAGTCAAGCATCAATGGGTCACCGAAGAGGACTTCAGGAATACAGGTGTCGGAAAGGACCGAGTCTGTATTCTGGGTCTTCATGCGGATCGTGTCGGCGTATGCCGTCTTGAACAGATCGACGTAGGTGGTCTCGGCGGTTGGGGCTGCTCCCCCAGCAAGCGGCGAGCCCGCACCATAAGATGGATATGCCATTTGGACATTCCTTCCAAACAAAAGTTATTACTTTAGTCGGGAGGTTGTCCAGCCACCTGGGCCCACCTTGGCGATAACGCTCACCATACTCGGCAGTCTATCCTGCGGTCTTGCCTGGCCCCACGAATAGGGTTGTCAAGCATTTGTTTGCTATACAACCATACAAACCGGCGTGCAACCACTTACCACGGATTATTTTTCAACCGGGGGTCGAACACGCTGTGGTATCCCCTGGCCTTCAGTTCCTTCAGTTTCTCCCGGTACTCATACTGGACCTTCTCGTTCTCCGGGTCTCTGCGGTTCTGGAAACTCGGCATCTTCATCAGTTCCCGTATCCGCATAGCCAGTTCAATGTCGTTCCCACCTTCCGGGGTCGCTTCTGCGGTCCCACCGTCAACCGGGCTACTCCCATCTGCCATCATATCTCCAACCATGCTAAAAAGTTCCAATGCGCCAGCGTCCCGCAGATCAATCCCCTCCAACGAGGGGGCTAGGTGCTCATTTTTCTCCGACAAGGTCTCCATCGCCTTCTTTGCCTTCTCCACCATCGTCTCGTACTGGTCTCCGTACCTGGATCGAGCACTTTCCTGTGAGTCGGACAAGCCCCGCTCTAATCCCTCCCGCTCCTGCGCTGATTCCGCTACCTGTATCGCCCCCAGCGTCTTCCACTGGTCCTTTGTCAGGTGCGCTCGGTGCGCTGCCGCTCTTGCTGTCTTCGACCATTCTTCAGCCCCTTCCAGTTCTTCGTATCCCTCTGGAGAGTCCGGCGCCCCCAAACGCTGAAAGAACGCCGATCGTTCCTCCTGGCTGGCCTCGGGAGCCGGCACCCTCACGGAAGAACCGAGACTTTTTTGCAACTCCTTGTAACTCCTCGCCAACGAGGGCACGTCCTTGAACTTCTCCAGGAAACCCTCACGACCATCAAAATCTTCAGGCAGGTGGTCCTCAAGACTCATCCTTGCTCTCCTTCCCCGAGCGAATAATCGCTACTATCTTCCAGTAAACCGTGCGCTGACCAAGCCTTTTAGCCATGGCGATCGGGTCTATCGACACTCGGTCCCTTTCCCCCTCGGCCTCCTTGCTCATGTTCAAAAACTCCTCTGGTTCAAGCGTGTCCTCCACACCGAGCATTTTCTTCAGGTGTTCAAGAACCTCTTGACCAGCAGGTGACTCAAAGGTCGCAACGTACTTGTCTGTGATATTACTGGGCTTGTTGTTGGGCACCCTGTGGTCCTCCTTCTGGCGGCTGCTCCACGGCCTGCATCTGTTGCTGTTGTTGCAGTACCCGCTCGTCAGCAGCCTTGGCTGCTCGGGCTTCCCTGATCTGGTCTATCTCCTCCTGGGTCCTGAAGATCCGCGAGGGGACGTCACTCATGTTCGCATCAAAGTCTCTGAGGCGGTCAGGGTCAATATCCTCCATGAAGGCTGGGTCCTGGGTCGCCTGGAACAGTGAGATCCTGCGCTCCAGGAACGACATGACACGTGCCGCAGAGTCCTGCTTCTGGGCAGAGAAGAAGGGAGAAGCGAACTTGATCACCCCGGAAAGGTTCCCACCAAGCGTGCTGGCTAGTTCCACCGCCTCTGGAAGTTCCTTCCGACGCGCCATGATCCCTATCACGCTCTCAACAATCGGACCAAGGAACTCATTATTGATTATGTCAGCGGCAGCAGCAAGGCGTTGAAGGCTCCTGGCCTGTCTTTGCCTTGACTCCTCTGCGCTACGCGGCTGGCTGGTGGGTTCCGCAAGAACGTCAGAGAGGAATGCCTGTCTGATCTGATCCCTGTCGTCCCGAGCGATCTTATCTGCAGCACTGTAGTCAGCCCCACTACGCAAGTAGTTTGGAGCCACTTTGACTGGAGGACGGGTCACCATGATCCCACCATTGGCGATGTCCATGTCAAGCATCGAATCATCCTCCACGAGCAACGGCGGATTCAAGTCTTTGCCGGCAGCCATGAGTATCTGCCTCCGCAGTTCACTTAGCCCTCTAGCGTCGGCCCTGGCTAAGTGGCCGCGACCACGACCATACTCCTCGCCGTCCACACGGTGCAGCCTGCTCACAACGTAAGGAGCCACGTCGTACCCCTCGTCTTTTACTATAGATCCCCCACCTGACTCTGTGAGGTAGACGCTTCGGTACGTTTTATTTGTTTTAGACGGCAACCCGCCGTAAATCCGGTTCTCGTTTTCGTAAACAAACTGGTAGTAAGACACAAGTTCCATTGGAGTGCCGCTGTCAAGGTTTCTCATTGCATCTTCACCAGGATTCTCGAAATACCGTGCCGCATCTATCGCAGGCATCTCGAACTCGCGGCACATCATGATGATTCGCCCGCCTTTACCCTGCGACCAGTACATTCGACCAATCGGGACGGCCTCAAACACGATCCCGCTGGAGTTCCTCGGGTTCACGGGCTCCTCTTCGACCAAAACACACGAGTTTCCTAAAACTACGAGGTCGCGGAGGGCAGCAGTGGACTCATTGTAGAAGTTGGTGTCCTGAAGTTTCGCCAAGACCCTCTGCGACGTAATATCTAACGCCGATCGAACCCCAACGTCCTCAGAATAGTCAAATGGCGGCTCAAGCCTCAACCAATCCTGGGATGGAGGCAGAAGAGAGCCCTTCATGAAGTTTACGAGTTGATCTGCTGCAATCATCGCCGTTGAATCGAAGACCGGCTTCGTTCTGCGGCTACCGCCTGCCCGTTTTGTAGTTATGTCCCCCCGAAAGGGCATCATGTAGTTCGATATGTCCTGCCATGCACCCTCGTGGCCGGATCTCACCGACTTCATCTTCTTGAGTCGGGCCATTAGTTCTTGAATCTCAGTCATGCACTACCCCCAAAGAAATCTTCTTCCCTTACTCGGAATCTACGGGCCTTACCGGAATCACCTATAGGCCGGCCTAAGTGTAACATCATGAGAGCCTTGTGCATCGCGTCGATACAATGATCTTCCTGCCTCGGAGCGATCTTCCCATTCTTGTGTCTGTATCTGCGCATTTCCGAGAGGAGTTCCTGCGCCCCCCTAGTCATGAACAAAAGCATACCCTGAGCCATCATGTCCAGGGCGATCTCTATGATCGTCATGATCGCCTTGCTCTTCGTCCCCGTCATCTTGTCCACCATATGGGCAGCCTCGGGCAGGACGTTCACCCCCAGGTCTCTCAACTGAGCCACAACCGTACCGCTACTGGTATTGCGCATTGCGTCGTGCGGCCAGGCCACTGGTATTACTCCGGCGCCCATACCGAGTAGTCGAGACGCAAAGTCTGCTACGGTTATATCCTCCGCCTTGAAGTCCTGAATGACATAGGTGATACCCGCTT